CGCTGGAAGTTGGAGATAGCGCGCTTGAGGGACGGCCCCGCAAACAGCGTATAGCTCCGACGCCCACCAACCTGCTGGAAGATGGACTGGAACACGTCGTTGAAGGCGCTCTCCGTGAGGGAGGCCGTCGCAGTCGTGTCAATGGAGGCGGACGGGGTGGTGTAGGCCGCAGGAACGTCCGTGCCGGGGGAAGTGTTGATCCACTTGCCGAGGGCGCGGAGTTTCGACGGAGCAACACCGGAACCAGCCTGAAGGTCGTTGTCGGAGCCAATGCAGGCTTCGATGGAACGCTTCACATTGCGAGCCGCCTTGGTCTTGGAGTTCGCCATTTCATTGGCGACACCAGCCACTTCAGCCGCAAGCTGATTGCGGGAAACCGCCCAAGTGGCACCGAAGTTCTGAACTCGGTTGCCGATGCGGGCACGGGCCGCAACTTGGTCGGTAAAGGAGCTGAAATCAGCGCCTTCGACGTTACCAGTGAAATTGACAGGAAGGAGGCCGTCAACCTGCCACTCCTGATACATGTTGAAGGGAACGGCGGTCTTCGGGAAGGTCGAAACCTTCGGGCAGTCCTCCGGGGTAAGAATCGTCAGTGCATTCGTGAGGTCTTCACGGTCACCGGCGGTATTGTATGTAGCTGCGAAAGCCATGTTATTAACGAGTTAAACGAATCAGTTGATTGGATGCGAGGTGCGCTGCAAAGTCCTTTGCCGATACGCCGCCCTTCGCCTTCAACTTGTTCAGCTCGTTGTCCAAAGCCTGCTGTTTAAGAGTCCCAACCGGAACGCGGCTTGCGCTGCTATCCGAGGCCACTTCCGCCTGCCCGCCCGTGGGACGGGGCTTAATCTTGGAAGGCGTGGGCTTGGGGGTGGACGCTTTCGCGGCCTCCTCCGCCTGCATCGCCATCACGCCCTTCACATATACCCCGACGATGTAATCGGCGTTGGGCAACATGTTCAGCCATGCAGCGTTTTCACGCTTGGCCTGCTGGGCGAGCTGGTATCCGGGGTGCTTCGGGTCTTTGAGATATTCAAACTTCTCAAAGGCTTTCGTTTGCGCCTCGGACTTGGAGGTAAGGAACTTCTCGCGCTGGGGGATCAAGTCCTCCTGCACGATGCGGGCGTTGCGAATCAGGGTTTTCAAGTCCTTCTTCGTGGCAAGCCCTCGGTCGGTCATAATCCCCTCGGGGGGAATGTCCTCGTCTAGCCAACTTTCTGCCCACCGCATTTCAGTTTTGGCGGTATGCTTCAACTGCTCCAATTTGGCGGGGGTGTCAATGTCAGCTAAGGGGACGTTGGCCGGAACCGGAACCACCACTTCCTCCTTGGGGGCATCCTGCTTTTCAGCAAGTTGCGCCTTCAGGGTGGCAAGCTCCGTTTCAGCCGCAACCCGCGCAGCAATCTCGCGCTTGGTCTTGGCCACTTCCTTACCGATGCGTCGGTTAATCTTATCTTGTAGCTTTGGGTCGAGAGAATTAGTCTCGGGTGAAAGAACTTCGTCAGCCTCCTCCTTGGATTCCTCGGGGGTTTCGGATTTCTCCGTCTCCTCCTTGGTTTCGTCGGCCTTGGCCTCGGTTGGGGCTTCTTGCGTCGCCTCTGTTGCGGGTTCTGCGCTTGGCGTTTCCGCCGTGGGCTTCTGTTCCGCTGGAGCTGATTCCACCATTCGTGCTAGCTGTTTTGCAGCGAGACTCTTGGCAAAAGCGGACTCCTCAACATTGCCCGCGCCTTTCTTCGCATCACTTGTTTGAGCCACCTGCTCGGGCTGTGAAGTCGCCTCGTTAATTGTATCTAGCATGGTATCCACCAAGTTGGTTTTATGAGCAGAGGCGTAATGCCTCAGTGAGATACCTATAAGATTCGCTAATAGTGCTATGCAAGCACTATTTTACAATTACTCAGCCGAAACCCTAGAAAGCTCGGCTTGGGATTGGGCGTAATTGTCAAATTGCTCCTTCTGGCCGTCGCACACCCCTAAGATGTTGAGGTAGGCCAGAATCTCCCCCTTTGCCACTAGGCTATTGCGCTCAGAAGCCGATGTTTCAAAGGAAACGGAGTTTGCCACCGCCTCATCCTTCAGGTCGCGGAGCAATTCCACGAACTCCTCAAATTGGGGGAGGCCGACGAGGGGTTGAACCGCCTCCTGAATCCTATCCAGCTTCAGCTTATTGGCCGCAAACTGCTTTTTGGTCATAAATTAGCTGCCAATGGCGGGGGTGGGGGTAATCGCCCCCATCCGGCCAATAATCTTGTTCTGCTGCTGCTCCCCAGCGAACTCAATCTGCTTGGTATAGGCATCCACGCGGCTGCGGAACGCCTCATCCTGCTGGTATCGGGCCACCACATCGGGCGAAAGCGACCAATTTTGCACCGTGGCCTGTGCAATCTGCGGCGGGGTGTTCGGCTTCAGGTTCACGGAGATGCCCGCCGAAATCTTGGTCAAATCTCCCTGAACCTCGTCTACCACCTTCTGCTGACCCACATCGGCGGGTTGCAGGATGCGCTGGGCAATGTTAGGATCAATGTTCTCCAGAGCCACTTGAAGCAATTCCGTGTAATTGGTGGCCCCATCGCGGTCTAGGGTTTGGCAAATCTGCCCAATGGCGTTAATCTTCTCGGTCATCTTCTCGAAATCCATGCTCTGAACATCGAAAGTCATATAGAAATCGAAGTCCTCACCCTCGGGGCCGCGCTCAAACTTGGTGGCGTCGCTGGATTGCAGGCCAATTACTCGGAAATAGACCTCCTCCGAGCCGAACTTCTTGTAGAGGTTCCAGATTTGACGGAAGGCCCGTGCCACCCCCGTCAGGAACTTGTCCGTCTGGAACTGGTTTTCCATCGGATTGGAGCCTTCCCCATTCTCGTCCTTGCCAAATCCCACATAATCCAGCGCGTCGCTATTGAGGGTTTTTAGTGACTCCTCCGTGGTCTGGTCAAACGGGATGGGTTGGCCGTAGTGGTATTCGTTGGGGCGGCGCTCAGGGACTCTCGCGCCCGCACCGTGCTTTAGCGGGGGGCGACCAATCGGATAATACAACGTCGGCATGATGTTGTAGCTAGCCGTGTCAATTCTCGCATCCTTATGGGCCTTGATAGTGTCCTGAAGGGGCTTCAGTGGTTCGGGGATGCCGCGAGAGTCGTGGAGCTTTCGGCTCAGAAACTCCCGACGATGCAACACAAACGGGTATTGGCCAGAGTTATCGCCATACAGCGAGAACTTGGCATAACCCGGATGGTCGCCATCGGGGGGAAGGTCTGGGTTGAAAATTGTGAGGTAGATGCCGGGATAACCCTCGTCATCGGAGAGGCGCTGATACGCATAGACCACACCCACCTTGTCCGTGAAGCGTTGCTGCGTATAGATGAACGAGCGGTTCATCGGTTGCTGGTATTCGCTCGGGGTGACGGAAATCATCCTGCCCTTGCACTTCTCAATCGCATCCTCCACCCACGCCTCATTCCAGCCGTCCGTATGCACCATTGAACGCATCTTTTCTGGCGTGAAATACTGCACCCGGTATATGCCGGTGGCCTGCTCAATGTCCGTGGTATCAGGCGGAATGAAAAGGTCATTGTCGAGATTGAAGGCCCGCATCACGGGGCGGCTGCGCTCCTTGCCAATCTGGGCGACGGTGGTGATGCCTTTCTGCGTCAGTTCCTTCAGCATCTTGGCCGACTTCGCCTTGTTCACCCCGAAAATCTCTTGAAACAGGCTCTTGAGATAGTCGTCGGCATCGCCCGAATCGAGCAACGCCTGCATGTCCACATCGGGGAATTGCTTCTGAAAATCCTCCAGCCGAACCTCTGTCAAAACCTTCTCTTGGCTTGTCTCCCAGAACTGCCCCGTGACCGCCGCACCCTTTTCCTCTAGGTATTGGGCGAGCAGTTCAATCTCCCTATCCACATCGGGCATCTGCGTCTGGATGAGCCAGCGCATGAAGTTGGACACGACCTTGGCCCGCTTAATGTCATTCCCCTCAATGGGGACGGCCACTAGGTTCGCCCGCTTCACCGCCATGCACTTCATGGCAACCTTCTTGTTAATCAGGTTGTCGGCCAGATAGACGCGAAGATCGGAAGCGCCATCCCACGGCGTAGGCTCGGATACGCCATTCAGGCCACGGGCGTGTTTCTTGCCGTCAGCCGATTGCCCGCCCCACAGCGCATAGCGGGTGGAATAGTTCTGGGCGGTCTGGGCCACATAGGGCTGCAAATCGGCAACGCATCGCTGAAAGGAGTCTTTCAGGGATGAGAAGGACGGGCCATCTTCGCCTACGGGGGCGAGTTGCAGACCTGTGCCAGAAACGGAGTCGTCTGAGGAGTAGGAGGACAATTAAGGTTTTAGCGTTCTATTAGCTGTGCTAATTTAGCGCGTCAAGTCTTAACACTATTATCTGGTATCCACCTTTCAACTAACCATCCGTGATTTA